TGTCATGGCAAGAAAAGCAACTAAGAATCTAGTTGAGCAAGATTACTCAGCTCTCGATGCTTACTGCATTGGAATGTATGAGTTTGCTCAATCTCTAAAGCGCGCAGGCTTTGATGAGGAAACTGTTCTAGGCATCATTGTAGAACGGTCTGCTTACCCTGCATGGATCTTGCCAGATCCAATCGAGCCAGAACGGTTCGGTGATTACGAAGATGAGGATGATGACTAGCAGCCAGAAGAAAAGGTATCTGGTCATTAGTGACTTACAGATTCCGTATCATCATGAGCAAGCGGTAAAGAATTTAATCAAGCTAGTAAAGCGTGAGAAGTTTGATCTTGTCCTAAACACAGGCGATGAGCTAGACATGCAAAGCCAATCTAAGTGGGCTAAGGGCACTCACCTAGAGTATGAGGGGCAATTAGATGCAGACAGAAGTCTGGCTCAAAACATCCTCTGGGATCTGGGAACCACCGACATCACTAGATCCAACCACACCGATCGTCTTTACCACACTCTCGTTAGAGGGGCTCCTAGCCTCATCGGACTTCCAGAACTCGACTACTCCAACTTTATGGGCTTCAATGACTTGGGGATTCGTTTCCACAAAAAGCCATACGAATTCCACAAAGGCTGGGTCTTAGTGCATGGTGACGAAGGTTCGATGAACACTAATGCTGGACTCACAGCTCTTGGTCTAGCGCGTAAGTTTGGTAAGTCTGTCGTTTGTGGTCACACTCATAGAGCAGGCATCAGTGCCTTCACAGAGGGCATAGGAGCCTCATACAGGACTTTGTGGGGCTTAGAGGCTGGGAATGTCATGGACAAGAAGAAAGCCTCTTATTTGAAGGCTGGCAGTGCTAATTGGCAGATGAGCGTGGCAGTCATTGAGACTCATGGAGACCGAGTTTCTCCAATGCTTGTGCCTATAAACAAAGATGGTTCATTTACTTTGTATGGCAAACTCTACGCTTAGAAATCGTTATCGTTTCGTTACCTAAATATGCTTGACCACGCGTTACAGGCGTGAGACCGTAATCCTACAGAGCTAGTGAAGGGCATTAGTTCTTAGGACGATAGGAAACAAAATGTTTATTACAGAGAATGATTTCAATATGTTAAGTAACACTCAGATGCAGTGGAGTGGTTATGACTGGGAGACTCAGGCAGACCGTTTTACTCAGGACATTACATTTGATCATCAATGGGCTTTCTGGTTTGACAGCCTGCCAGCTTTAATCATGGCTCGCACATTTCTAATGCAGCGCGAGATTAAATTCCAAGAAACTTATGATGATGCGCTTGAGCAATTTGTCATACTGACAGATTATTCTGTTGATGAATTGGCGGTCGCATAATGACTACTATTGAGCTTTATTACACACCACCAGTTGAAAGATATTATTGTTTGTATTGCAGCTTTGACATGACAGAAACGATGGTCTGCACAGATTGCAATGAGTATAAAAGCGCGGTCACATTACAAGAATTTGTGGAATTTAATGGTCATTATCCAAAACTAAGGGCGGTTAACTAATGAGCAATCAAGAGAAGATGCTATTAATTTGTATCATTGGAATCTTTATCAGCATGAGCGTTGTAGCCTTTGATGCGTATAGACTCGGCAAAGAACGAGGTATCCGTGAGGGTTGGCATCGGGGTCGATCCCTTAGCAGACAGGAATTTTGGGAAGAATGAAATATAGCGAAATCTTACAAAGTGCAACTGACATCATCCAAGATCGTGGTCTCAACGACTACGGTCATCCTGCGGATAACATGCAACACGCCGCGATGCTTATCTCAGCATACTTACAAATGCCAGTCACAGATTATCAAGTATGCGGAATACTCGCGCTTATCAAGATCGCTAGAGCTACAACGGGCAATCCAGACAAAGCCGATAACTATATTGACGGAGCCGCTTATATTGCATTGATGGGCGAATTGGCTACTGAGGAGAATGAACTTTATGTTTAATCTGGACGAATACACCACAGTTAGAGAAAGAATTATCGAATTCTGGAAAAGGAATCCAAATGGGCGTATTGAAACTGAAATACTTGAATGGTCTGATAAGCGTTTTATCGTTGCTGCAAGGCTTTATAGGAGTATGGAAGATACGAAGCCATTCTCGACTGGGCTTGCAAATGAGGTTATTACAGACAGGGGCGTCAATAAAGATTTTGCGCTGGAAAACGGAGCTACTTCTGCAATTGGTATTGCATGTGCGAACGCGAATATTGGGATAGACAAGCACAAAGCAAGTCGCGAGGAGATGCAAAAGGTAGTAGCACAAAAGCCTGCTAAGCCTGCTGTTGCAGATGTTCAGGACTATTGGACTACTCCAGTCAATGAATACATGAAGGTAGTGGATGCACCACAAACTCTGGAGAAAGCAATAGAGAATGTAGCTGCAATTATTGGTACATCTGAAGCTGCTGAAGTGCCGCAATGTGCGCATGGAAGCATGGTTTGGAAAACTGGACACAGCTCAAAGACTGGCAAGGACTGGGCTGCTTATCAATGCACAGCTTTAGGACATGCAGGTTATGAGGGCAAATGCCCTGCAATTTGGTATGAAATCAATAGTTCAGGAAAATGGCAACCACAGAAAGCGAGAGTATAATGGGAAGCGTTGGAATCAAGATTAATGGTGAATGGCTTGATTTAATGTCAGCCTTTGTACCGTGTCAATTGTGCAACGAGCCAGTGCAGATCAGAGATTTACAAGACATAGCATCTGAACCTGTCAATGGCGTTGTGACATGGCAATGCATTAAATGCAAAGCAGTTAATGGCTAGTCAAGCTCGAAAGCACAGAGGTTTTCGCACAGAGCGAGTTGTTGCACAGTACCTATCGACTGTGTGGGCAGGCGCGTGTGTGGGAAGGGGTAGTGGCAAAGATATTGTAAATGTACCCTTTGACGCAGAAATCAAAGCCCGCGCTGGATTTCAACCGTTAGCGTACTTAAAGCAATTGAAGGCTCGCACAGCCATTTCGGGGGAATTGGGCTTTGCAATCATTCGACTCAACGGACAAGCTGAAAATGCAGCGGACTATGCCTGCATCATCCGACTTGAGGATCTATTGCCACTACTCATATTAAAATACGGTCACTTAGACAAAGAACCTACAGAAGCAGATATTGACCGTTGTTCTGGATGTGGGTCATACATGATAAGGAAGTGTCTTACTTGCCAGCCTACGATTACAGATGCGACAAATGCAATCTCAATCAAGAAGTCACTCATGGATTCGACCATCGACCAATAGTGCCATGTCCATACTGCAATCGATCAATGAAGAAAGTTATAGCTGCAACTCCTACTATCTTAAAGGGCAAGGGCTTTTACTCAACCGATAACCGATAAAGATTGGGGGTCAGTAATGCAAAACGCCGATCTGACCAGCACTTATATAAATGAATTTGACACGCACGATACACTTTGCAAGCAGAACGCATCAGGCGTTCAGCCCGAGCCGCCGAAGCGAATAGCTCGGGGGGTGCTAGCAATAGTTATTGGGACACTGCTATGCATAATGCCTAATGCAGGTTCTACAGAAGCTCATAAAGAATATATAAGCTATAAAGAATATGCTTTATATCTATTAGACTTTAACTATAAAGAATACAATTGCTTATTAAAGTTATATGGTAAAGAGAGTGCATGGAATCCATTAGCTTCTAATGGTTCTCATTATGGAATACCACAGGGTAACAGTGAGTGGTTAAGAGACCAAGATGGTTGGACTCAGGTACGATGGGGTCTTAACTATATTGGCTCAAGGTATGGTGAACCATGCCTAGCCTACGATCACTGGAGACTCTACAATTGGCATTAGAGAATATAAACCATAGAAGATACAGAGTCCACAAGCAGCGTGTGTTTGCTCGAGATGGACGCATCTGTGCCATTTGCAATACAGATGAAGGTCAAATGCATATTGATCATATAATTCCGCGTGTTAACGGCGGAGACCACAGCCTCGAAAATTTACGCGTGCTCTGTGCTGCTTGCAACCTACGCAAGGGCTCACGCTCAGATCGTGTTTTTTTAACACGCACGGCTACCCCCTCTGCATCTCCTGCCTCTCTCTCTCCGACTGAATCCAAACCAATGCTGGACAGTCCGTTTAAGAACCGACCCAATCCGAATCAATGACAACTAAACCCAAACGATCCAAGAAGCTTGTGGGGAATTTAAAACCTCGCCTACATTCGCCATTTCTCAAAGGTCAAACACGCGGCAATGAGGTTGCTGAGTTGGCTGAGAAGATTGGTCAGCCATTATTAGCGTGGCAGAAGCTGATCTTGGACGATATGTGTACCGTGGATAAAAATGGCATGTTTATTCGCAAATCCAGCCTGCTGCTCATCGCTAGGCAATCGGGTAAATCTCATCTGGCTCGCATGCGCTGTTTAGCAGGCTTATTTTGCTTCGGTGAGAAGGACATCTTGATTATGTCCTCTAATAGAGCTATGGCGATGAAGTCGTTTAACATTATGGCTGACATTATTGAGCGAAACGACTTCTTGAGAGTTCAACTTAAAGATGGAGACATTAAGAAGGGTATTCGCAGAACTAACGGCGATGAACGCATAATCCTTGCCTCTGGAGCGCAGCTCGAAGTAGCAGCGGCAACTTCGGACGGCGCGCGCGGAAGGTCAAGCGATTTCTTATGGATCGATGAATTACGCGAGGTGTCAGAAGCCGCGATGGACGCTGCAAAAAGCGTGACGCTTGCAAGAGTCAATAGCCAGCGTCTATTTACCAGCAATGCTGGAGATGCTTTTTCAAAAGTGCTTAATGACCTGCACGAATCTTGTAAGCACTATCCACCTAAGTCTTTAGGCTATTACGAATACTCGGCACCAGAGTTCTGTGATATTTGGGATCGTAAAGCTTGGGCTATGGCTAATCCTTCACTTGGCTATTTAATTTCAGAAGAAGCCATTGAGGAAACGATTGCAACCTCAACACCAGAAGCTGCAAGAACCGAAACACTTTGTCAGTGGATTACCAGTTTGTCGTGTCCTTTCAGCACAGAAGTTTTAGAAAACAGTTCAGATAGCACTCTTGAAATGTCTGTTGGGGCTTATACTGTGTTTGGTTTCGATGTCAGTCCTTCACGCAGGAACGGATCACTAGTCGCAGGACAACTTCTCCCAGATGGAAGGATTGGCATTGGAATCCTAGAGACTTACAGCTCTCAGGTCGCAATTGATGAATTAAAAATGGCAGCAGCCATAAAAGGCTGGGCAGATATTTACAGACCACGGCTTGTCTGCTTTGATCGTTACGCTACTCAAACAATTGCCGATCGTTTGGCTCAAAGTGGCGTTGTCGTGGAAGACGTATCAGGACAGCAATTCTACAAAGCCTGTGGAGACCTTTTGGAAGGCATGACTAATCTTCGGGTCGTTCACAATGGGCAAAAAGAATTGATAGAGCAATTTTCAAACACGGCAGCTAAGCAAAACGATTCGGCTTGGAGAATCATAAAAAGGAAATCCGCTGGAGATATTTCAGCCCCAATCGGACTCGCAATGGTCGTGAGCAAATTGATGATTCCAACCCCTAAACCTCAAATCTATACTTAGACACGCCCTAGCACATTGTTTAATCTCTTGACAAATGCTACAATTTCTGTCTATGGGTATCTTCTCGCGTAAATCGCAAATTGTTGAAGCACAACTGGCACCGCAAGTTATGGGTGAAAACATGCCCAGCCTTTACAATGCAATTTTTGCTAGGGTCTCACGACATGACGCCATGTCTGTGCCAAGCGTTGCAAGAGCTCGCAATCTGATCTGCGGAACAGTTGCATCAATTCCTTTAGAGTATTACAAAACTTCTACTGGTGAAGTAATTGCTCCACCTAAATGGATTAAGCAACTTTCTAAAAATCAGCCATCATTTGTTACCTTGACTTGGTGCGTAGATAGTCTCCTGTTCTATGGTGTCTGTTATCTTTTAGTTACTGAGCGTTATGCCGAAGATGGACGCCCAGCTGCATTTGAATGGGTTGCTAATTCACGCGTTACATTTACAACTGATCTCGAAGGCATCATGGTTACTCAATACTATGTTGACATGAAGCCAATTGATATGAACGATATTGTAACAATTCAAGGATTCGATGAAGGCGTATTAGACCGCGGAAGTCGCACAATACAAGCAGCGATTGACGTAGAACGTGCAGCAGCTACTAATTCTGCTCAACCACAACCTGCAGGATATATCCGAAACAACGGAGCGGATTTGCCGCCTAGTGAAGTGCAAGGATTACTTTCCGCTTGGAAGCGCGGCGCGCAAACAAACTCAACTCGGTACTTGACTTCTACTTTAGAATACAACGCAGTTTCGTTCAGTCCAAAAGACATGATGTATAACGATGCTATTCAGAATCTTTCGACGCAAATTGCTCGAACAATGAATGTGCCTGCTTATTATTTGTCAAGTGATATGAATTCGACGATGACCTATGCCAATGTGCAAGAAGAGCGCAAGCAATTTTATGCGCTATCCATCGAGCCTTATATTCAAGCGATTCAGTCTCGTCTTTCAATGGATGATATTTCTACATCTGGGCATGAGGTTAAATTCTGCGTAGGAGACACATTCCTAAAGCAAGATCCGCTAGTCGAAATTCAAGTGCTTGAAAAACTTATAGCTCTCGGACTAATTACAACTGAACAAGCAATGGCAATGACAGATTTAACACCAAACGGAAGTGCAGGCATCTAATGGATCAACTAATAATTGAAGCATCATCAATTGAGTGCAACGAAGACCGCCGAGAAATCTCTGGCAAAATTGTGCCTATGGGAACAGGCGAAATTGGACAAACCAATATGGGCGGCGTTGTATTTGAAGCTGGCTCAATCGAAATTGCAGACCCAACAAAAATTAAATTGTTATCTCAGCACGACATGAAAAAGCCAGTAGGTCGTATGATTTCTGCTGATGTTCGTCAAGATGGTATCTATGCAACATTTAAGTTGTCACGATCAACAGGTGGTAACGATGCACTTATTCAAGCACAAGAAGGATTAGTTTCAGGTCTTTCTGTCGGTGCAGAAGTAATTGCATCAAAGCCTTCACGCGATGGACATATTGTTGTTTCGTCAGCACGTCTAAAAGAAGTTTCTCTTGTAACAGAGCCAGCATTTAAGTCTGCTCAGGTGCTAGAGATTGCAGCAGAGGAAACAATCCCTGCTGAACCAACACAACCAGAAAGCGAGCCCATCGTGGAAGAAACCACTCAGGCAGAAGCTCCAGCAGTTGAAGCGGCAGCAGTAGAAGCGGCTCGCCCAACAGTTGCAGTTACTAATGTGCGCGAGCGCATTGCACCAATTTCATCAGCACAATATCTAGAAGCTAACATCAAGGCAGCAATGGGTGACGATACAGCGCGTCGTACAGTTTTAGCCGCAGATGATTCGACTTCAACAAATACAGGTTTGACACTACCGTCACACCTAAACACTTTCCTAACAGATACATTTTCAGGACGTCCAGCATTTAATGCTGTAACTCGCGGATCACTTGCAGGAATTACGGGAATGTCATTTACAATTCCACGTCTTTACACAAATGCATCTTCAGCAAACACTGCACCAACAGTTGCAGCGGTTAATGAAGGGTCAGCAACTTCAGAAACTGGGATGACAAGCGCGTATGACACGATTTCGATTCAGAAATACAGTGGCCTTAACGAGGTATCTTTTGAGCTCATTGACAGAAGTTCTCCTGCGTTCATGGAAGTTCTTATGGCAGAACTTCGCAAGGCATACGAAAAGGCGACAGATACAGCGCTTATTTCT